TCCTGGTTACTATTCAGCAACAGGAACACTAATTGAAACTGTACTTAAACCAGGAGATATTGTTGTATTACCAACCATGGGTTTTAGTAAATTGGAATTGGAAGGTCAAGAATATTGGTTAGGTCCTGAGAATCAAGTATTGTCTAAAGTTATAAACAATTAAATATTATGAATAAAATTATAGAATTTGGTCCAGAAGCACGAAAAAAACTAGTCAAAGGTATTGACAAATTAGCAAACGCTGTTACAGCAACCCTAGGTCCTAATGGTAGAAACGTTGTAATATCAAGCAATGGTTCTGTTCATTCGACAAAAGATGGAGTTTCTGTAGCAAAATCAATTACATTGGAAGATCCTATTGAGGAACTAGGTGTACAACTTGTAAAACAAGCCGCCATTAAAACAGCAGACAATGCAGGAGATGGTACTACAACATCCACTTTGTTGGCTCAACAAATGGTTAAATTAGGTTTAAAACATCTTAACAATGGAGAAAACGCAGTTACAATTAAACGAGAAATTGACCAAGCAGTAAAACAAGTAATTGATCATATTCGTACTGATGTTAAATGTGATATTTCCTCAGAAGAACAACTCAAACAAATTGCCACTATTTCAGCAAACAATGATCCTGAGGTAGGAGAATTAATTGCAACTGCAATGTCAAAAGTAGGAAGGGAAGGAGTTGTATTCATTGAAGAATCTAAAAATGGTGAAACATACCTTGAAACAGTAGAGGGTATGCAATTTGACCGTGGTTATAAATCTCCTTATTTTGTAACAGATAACAATTCAATGACTACATCTTTACAAGATGTATTTATTTTAATTGCTGATAAAAAATTCACCCAAGTAAAAGAATTGTTACCAATTTTAGAGGCAGTATCCAACCAAAGTAAACCCTTGGTTATAATTGCTGAAGATATTGAAGGTGAGGCATTGGCTACTTTGATTGTAAATAAAGCACGAGGTATTTTGAAAGTAGTGGCTGTTAAAGCCCCTGATTTTGGAGATCGTCGTAAACTGATTCTAGAAGACATTGCTATTTTGACAGGTGGTCAAGTATTTAGTACTGAAAAAGGTATGAAACTCGATAAATTCAGTTGGGATTGGTTTGGTAAAGCTCGGGTTGTAACTGTAGGTAAGGATGAAACCACTATTGTTGATGGTAAGGGTGATGCTGAAAAAATTAAACAACGTATTGAAGAACTTCAAACCCAAATTGAAAAATCAACCTCTCCATATGAAAAAGAAAAACTTCAAGAACGTTTGGCCAAATTCATTGGTGGTGTTGCTGTAGTTCATGTAGGTGGATTTACTGAAACCGAAATGAGAGAGAAAAAAGACAGGGTTGATGATGCATTACAAGCCACAAAAGCAGCATTGGAAGAAGGTATTGTTCCTGGAGGAGGTGTAGCATTACTTGGCTCAAGGTTTATGGCCAACACTAGTACAACAGGTGGACATATTGTGTATGAGGCTTGTTTAGCTCCATTTAAAAAGATCCTAACAAATGCAGGATATTCAAATGAAGAAATTTATTCAATCATTAATAATTTAGGAAATGAAGAATATTGGGTAGGATATGATTTATCTACAGAAGATATTGTGGATATGATGGAACAAGGTATTATAGACCCCTTTAAGGTAACTAGAACTGCCTTAGAAAATGCAGCCTCTGTTGCTAGTTTAATTTTATTAACCGAAGCGGTTGTTGTAGATAAGCCTGAGGAAAAAAAGGATAATGATGGATTTGGTGATATGATGTCAATGATGTAATTATGAGAGGGGCAATAATTTTAGAAGGCCAATCAATAGAAATAAGTGGCCAAAAGTTCATTATTAAAAATTTTTGTATTATCCCAGGTGAAGCCTCAATTTACGTAAAACTCCACCCAGAAAATAAACCACAGGTAACTGTTAATTATTCCTTCCACAAGTTACTGCCCTTCCTAATTGAACAAATTAAGTTATGAGTAAAACCGAAATTCAAGAAAAGTTAATTGAAATTGCAAACAGGGTACCACCTGGTGATAGATTTAAAGTAAATGGAGTTGATAAAATACAAACCTCATTAACTGAGGCATTAGAGGCTTATTTTCAAATTACTGAGGTAAAGCCAAAATCTTTTAGATTGGACTTGTTTGATGGAAAACTTTATGCTATATTTCCTGAACAAGTAGAAATCAAAGAACCAGAACCTAAAAAATATTCAATTTACGGAGAATATATTTTTCAATAAGTTATGAATCAAAAAGAACATACTATTTTTGTTGAACGTTACAGGCCTAAAACACTTGATACTTACATTTGTACTGATGAAATTAGATCCAAAATACAAGAATATCTAGATAAACAAGATATCCCACATTTATTGTTTGCGGGTCTTCAAGGTTCAGGAAAATCAACATTAGCAAAAATATTGGTAAACAATATTGATTGTGATTTTATTTACCTAAATGCAACCGAACATAGAGGTATGGATGATATCAAGGAAAAAGTAGGTTCATTTGCATCCACTCGTAGTTTTAAACCATTAAAAATTGTTATTTTAGATGAGGCAACCCATATTTTACAAGCATCTCAAGTACTGCTTTTAAATATGATTGAAACCTATAGTTTAACTACCAGATTTATTTTAACAGGAAATTATCCTGAAAGATTAATTCCACCACTAAGAAGTAGATTACAAGAATTTAAATTAACACCTCCATCTAAAAAAGTAGTAGCACGAAATGTTTATGATATTTTAGAGGCAGAAAACATTGAATTTGAATTAGATGATTTAAAAAGTGTAGTTAATAATGCTTATCCTGATTTTAGGAAAATTATTAATGATTGTCAAAAATATATCGTTGACAATAAATTAGTGATTCCTAGTACATTAAGCAATACTGAAAATTTTTACAATCAAATATTGGAGGAATTAAAACAACCAAATCAAAAAACATTCACCAACATTAGAAAAATTATTGCAAATTCTGATATGAATGATTTTGATGATTTGTTTAGATTTTTATATGATAATGTAGAGATATATGCTTCCATGTATGTGGGGGAAATTGTTATTTACATTGAAGAATACCAATACCATTCCAACTTTAAAGTTGATAGAGAAATAAATTTCATGAGCCTAATATCCAGAATTTTACAATTAATAAAAAAATAATATGAAACAACAACAGCAACAATTGAATCTAAACATTGATTTGAAAAACACACAACCTGTAGTATCAGAGGATGGAAACCAAGTATTTGCAGAAGGAGTATTACTTCGTAAAGTATCACGTTTTGTAACAGGCACTTCAGAGGATGGTATTATTCCAGTTATGTGTTTTTATGATGTAAAAACAGGAAAAGTTTTAACTGAACTACTCCCTAAAGAACTAAGGGAAGAATTTGCTCAAACCCAACAAAACTCAGATTATACAATGGATTAATGAAACAACAAGATTTTTCTTTATTTGATTGGTTAAAACAAATTGTTTACGAAAAACGTAGTTGGTCTTCATTTAATGAGGAACAGAAAAAAACATTCAATAGTTATATGATTCATAAATACATTAGTATGCATGAACCATATATTGAGGTAGCAAATTTAGGCCAGCAAATCCCACATTCAGATAAAGAAAAAATCTATAAATTTTATTGTAATATGTTACCTAAAAAAAATATATTCTTTGGTTACATTAAAGGTAACAAAAAATTAATAAATGAGGATTTAATAAGACAAATTGCACATCATTTTTATGTTGGATTTGGTGAGGCCGAAGAATATATTTTACTTTTGGGTAAGTTTAATGTAATGGATATTTTGAAAAAAAGAGGCCTAGAAGATAAAGAAATTAAAAAATTAACAAAAGACATAAAATGACACGCAACAGAGATTTATACAGAATTAAAAATCAACCCATTCCTATTGAATTAGAAGAAAAACCATTTGAGGTTGACTCAATAGTACAAACAATTATTGATGAACATATTCAAAGGGCAGAAATGGGTTTTAAAAAATATGGTCAAACCCTAGATAGAACTGATTTATCTTTAGTTGATTATCTTCAACATACAAAAGAAGAACTAATGGATGCTGTTTTGTATTTAGAAAAAACTATTCAATTACTTCAAGGTAAAAAATAATGTTTTGACAAAAAGAAAACTTCCACAAGTAATTAAAGACATACGAAATTTTAAACTTAGAGAAATTAACTACTCATATGAAAAAGTAATTTCTCATAGTCAATTTTCTATGTTTTCTACTTGCCCTCATAAATGGGCATTACAATATAAAGAGGGTAAATTTATACAAGAACCCTCAATTCATAGCGTATTTGGCACTTCCTTACATGAAACCATTCAACATTATTTAACATCATATTATGATGAAAGTAGTCATGCTGCAAATAAAATTGATTTAGAACAATATTTTGAAGAAAGGTTTAGATCAGTTTACACAGAAAACTACAATTCAAATAAAAAACAACATTTCACATCTCCTGCTGAAATGAATGAATTTTATGAGGATGGATTACAAATATTGGAATTTCTAAAAAAGAAAAAGGGTGGATATTTTAGTAGAAAAACATATTATTTAGTGGGATGTGAGGTTCCAATTTTAGTCCAACCCCATCCAGAATATAAAAATGTATATTTTAAAGGGTATTTGGATATGGTTTTATACAATGAGACCACAAACAGTTATTTGATTATAGATTTCAAAACAAGTAAATCAGGTTGGAGGGATAAGGAAAAAAAAGATGAAATAAAACAATCTCAACTCATTTTATATAAAAAATGGTTTTCTCAACAATACAATATACCTGAGGATAAAATTGAGGTTGCTTTTTATATTTTAAGAAGAAAATTATGGGAAAATTCATCATTTCCAATTCCTAGAATCCAAGAGTTTATGCCTTTAAGTGGTAAAATTAAAACCTCAAAATCGGTAAAAAAATTACATGAATTTATTGAACAGGTATTTAATAAAGATGGTACTTACAAAGACATTTCTTTTGAACCTAATCCTAGTAAAGACAATTGTAGATTTTGTCCTTTTTCCAAATATAAAGATTTTTGTCCAAAAGGTGTATCTTCGTAGATTTTTATATATTTATATGAGAAACATTAATATATAAAATTATGAGTAAAAAAGAAATGAGTTTGACCTCCGTTAAGGTACCCAATGATTTGTTTGAAGAATTCAAAATAAGTTGTGTAAAATATAAATTTTCACTTCAAAAACTTGTTGAACGTTCTATGCATTTGTATTTAACAGATGAAACTTATCGTAAAAACCTACATTCACACATAAATTCAGATTTAGAAAAAAAAGATTAAAATTACTTGGTTATTTAAAAAAAAGTTATTATTATATAGTATATGGATACACGTTTTGCCTATTTACCTCAAAATCAAAGGAAAAAAATACTTTTTATATCAGATGATATTCGCGCACATAGTGGGATTGCTACTGTTGCTAGAGAAGTTATCCTAAACACAGCCCATCATTTCAATTGGGTTAGTATTGGTGGGGGTATTAATCATCCTGAAGCAGGAAAAAGACTTGATTTATCACAATCCACAAATGAAACCTCAGGATTAACAGATTCATCTGTAATAATGTATCCTGTAAATGATTATGGAAATCCTGATATTATCAGGCAATTGATTGCAATGGAAAAACCAGATGCATTAATGATTATTACTGACCCTAGGTATTTTGTATGGTTATTTGCTATTGAAAATGAAATTAGAAAACATATTCCAATAGTGTATTTAAATATTTGGGATAATTTTCCTTCACCTTTATGGAACTTACCTTATTATGAATCATGTGATTTGTTGATGGGTATTTCAAAACAAACCAAACTAATAAATAAATTAGTCCTAGAACATGGAGGTGTTTCTTACAAAGATTTAGATACAAATGAATCATTTGAAGTTGAAAAAGGTAAACCATCTCCTAGATTACTAAAATATATACCTCATGGTTTAAATCATAATATTTTTAAACCTTTGGAACAAAACAATGAAGAACTAAAAGACTTTAAACATAAATTATTTAAAGGAAAACAATATGATTTTGCTATATTGTTTAATTCAAGAAATATCAGAAGAAAACAAATCCCAGATACTATTTTAGCATACAGGCATTTTATTGATAGTTTACCTAAAGATAAAGCCCAAAAATGTGTTTTAGTGTTACATTCTGAACGAGTTAATGATCATGGAACTGATTTGGAGGCTGTAATTGAAGCATTAGCTCCTTCCCCAAAATACAATATTGTGTTTACTGATGCTCAATTTAGTCCATACCAAATGAACCTACTATACAATAGTACAGATTGTCAAATATTGTTAACTTCAAATGAAGGATGGGGATTAAGTTTAACCGAAGCTATGTTAGCAGGTAATCCTTTTATTGCAAATGTAACAGGTGGGATGCAAGATCAAATGAGATTTGAAGATGAAAATGGAAATTGGTTCACCCCAAATCCAGAAATTCCTTCAAACCATACGGCCACATATAAAAATCATGGTGAATGGGCATTTCCCGTATTTCCATTAACAAGAAATTTACAAGGTTCACCTCCAACACCTTATATTTGGGATGATAATTGTAGACCAGAGGATGCAGCCACTAAACTCAAAGAATTATATCATATGTCTAAGGCCGAAAGAATAGAAAGAGGTTTAAAAGGTAGACAATGGGCAATTTCAGAGGAAGCTGGTTTTACAGCCGAAATTCAAGGTCAAAGAGTAATTGATGCCTTTGAACAACTATTTTCAACTTGGAGTCCTCGTGAAAAATATGAATTAATTAATGTTAATGAAGTAAATAATAGAACAGTTACACATAATTTAAGTTATTAAAATAAAAATAAAACATATATGAATAAACCATTATTTGTTATAAGTTGCCCAATTGACACATACAGTGGTTATGGGAGTCGTAGTCGCGATGTAGTTAAAGCCATTATTGAATCAGAAAAATATAATGTGAAAATATTACCACAACGTTGGGGTAATACACCTTGGAATTTTATAGAAGATAATTCTAATGAATGGGGATTTTTAAAACAACATATTTTACCCAATAATCAACTACCCAAACAACCTGAAATTTGGATGCAAATTACTGTACCTAATGAATTTCAACCTGTAGGGAAATTTAATGTAGGTATGACCGCTGGTATAGAATCAACTATATGTGCTGCAGATTGGTTAGAAGGATGTAATAGAATGGATTTAAATTTGGTTTCATCAGAACATGCCAAAAAAGTATTTGAGGAAACTAAATATGAAAAACGAAACCAACAAACAAATCAGTTGGAGGAAGTAATTGAACTTAAAAAACCAATGCATGTTTTGTTTGAAGGATATCAAACTGAAATTTATAAAACAATTGAATCTCATCAGGTTAAAAACATTGATTTAAGTTCAATTAAAGAACAATTTGCGTATTTGTTTGTGGGACATTACATGCAAGGGGATGTTGGTGAAGATCGAAAAAACGTAGGTTTATTGATTAAAGCTTTCTATGAAACATTTAAAAATAAACAAAATAAACCTGCATTAATATTAAAAACTTCACAAGTAGGTTCCTCATACAATGATAGAGAAGAAATTTTAAAGAAAATTAAGAAAATTAAAAACACTATCAATTCGGAAAATTTACCTAACATTTATTTGTTACATGGTGAATTTACAGATGAGGAAATGAATGAACTTTATAATCACCCCAAAGTAAAAGCCATGGTTAGTTTAACTAAAGGGGAAGGATTTGGTCGCCCATTACTTGAATTTACTTCAACTAAAAAACCATTAATTACCACAGGTTGGTCAGGTCATATGGATTTTTTAAATCCTGAATTCACTAATTTAATTTCAGGTCAATTAACTAAAGTCCATCCATCAACACAAAATCAATTTTTACATCCTGATTCAATGTGGTTTTCACCTGATTTGGCACAAGTAGGTTTTTATTTAAAAGATGTATTTGAAAATTACAAAAATTATACAGAAAAAGCAAAACGTCAAGCATATCATAGCAAAACCAATTTCAGTTGGGGAAAAATGAAAGAAAAATTGGATGAATACTTAACCCAATATGTACCTGAGTTTCCAGAGGAAGTAAAACTTAAGCTACCCACCCTTAAAAAAATTGAACTACCAAAACTTATTAAAACTGAACAAAATGGATAATCTTATTAATTGTAATAGATGTTCTTCTGATGCGTGTTACGTACAAGAAGTAAATGAAAATATTAAAACCTATATATGTTATGGATGTGGGTTTACAACAAATTCTTTAATGAAAGAAGGAGAAGAATTTTATGAGCAACAAATTTCATTGTTGCCTGAACTCTATAAAGATCTTCTTTTTAAAGATGATGATGGAAAAGTTTGGTTCCCATCAACAGTTAATATACCTTCTCAAGGAATGATATTTGCAAACGGAAATAATATACGAAATTGGAAATGGGCAGCAGTTAAATCTGTACCTGTAACTGAATCCGAACAATCAAAATACCCAATCCCAGGAAAACCAGGACAATTCTATAAAAATAGAATGGATATGACAACCATGCAAGAATTTGATGAAAGAAACTACATGGATGCCCTAAGTTATATTGGTGTATTACCTGAATAAACGTTATATATGAAAATATCTTATGCAATCACGGTATGTACCGAAATTGATGAAATTAAGCGTTTAATAAACGTTATAACAACATATAAACAAAGTAAAGACGAAATTATAATCATTTATGACTGTATAAATGGAACTGATGAGGTTTATAATTATCTAAAAACACTCAATCCAGGAACAACTTACAATCCTATAGAAGATCATCCCATTAGATGGTATAGTTTTGATTTCAATAATGATTTTTCAAAATTGAAAAACTTTATGAATGAAATGTGTGAAGGAGATTGGATTATAAATTTTGATGCTGATGAATTTCCTCACCAATATTTGATGGAAAATTTACATTCAATTTTAGAACAAAACCAAGATGTAGATTTAATGTTGGTACCACGTGTCAATACAGTTGAAGGTATAACTGAATCCCATATTGAAAAATGGGGATGGAAGATAGATAAAAATGGGTGGATTAATTACCCTGATTGGCAATTGAGAGTTTATAGAAATTCTCCAAATATTGTATGGGAAAATAAAGTTCATGAAAGAATTGTAGGTTATAAAAAATTTGCTTTTTTACCTGAGATTGAGGAATTTAGTTTATATCATCCAAAAACAATCCAAAAACAAGAAAAACAAAATCAATTTTATAATACACTTTAAATATGGAACATTTTTTTGAAAACATTCATGGGTGGTTTACTTTTCCTAATTTGTATAAACAAATTTCACACCATTATCCAAATGGAAGCCACTTTGTAGAAATTGGGGTATGGAAAGGTAAAAGCGCTGCTTTTATGGCTGTTGAACTTTATAATCAAGGTAAAACAATCAAATTTGATTGTATTGATACTTGGGAAGGTTCAGAAGAACATTTAGACCCCAATAGTGGGTTTTTTGAACCTGGTTTGGTAGAAGATAAAGATTTTTTATATAAACATTTTTTAGAAAATATTGAACCAGTTAAACACATCATTAATCCAATTAGAAAAGCATCATTGGATGCTGTAAGTTTATATAAAGACAATAGTTTAGATTTCATTTTTATAGATGCGGCCCATGATTATGAAAATGTATTGAATGATATAAAATCTTGGTATCCAAAGGTCAAATTAGGTACCGGAGTAATAGCTGGTCATGATTATTCTTGGGGTCCTGAAGTGAAAAAGGCAGTACATGATTTTTTTGATCCTTTAGGTTTACAAGTACAAGAACAGGAAGGTTGTTGGGTTGTTGTAAATGAAAAATGAAAATTCTTTATATTACTAACCATAATTCTATTATTAAAGGAAGTGGGGGTTATATAAATGATTATTTAAATGATCTTTTATTTTATGGATTAACAGAAATAGATAATATAGATGTAGTTGATAGTACCCCAATAATTCATTTATATAAAGAAAATAAAAATAGAATTAATCCTCAGATGTTATGGGGAAAAGGTTTTACTTCAACTTTTTTAATAGAAAAAGACAATACTGATAGAACCAACATTAAATCCAAAATTCAAGACAAATTTTATGATTTAATTATTTATGGTACCGTTAATCGTTGTTTAGATTATTATGATTTAGTATCAAAAATATACAAACCAGATAAAATATTTTTAATTGATGGTTCAGATGATACCTCAATTCACCCATTAAGCAAAAAACACCCTTATTTTAAAAGGGAATTAGTTGAAAATAAACACATTCCAATACATTTTGCTATTCCTGAAGTTAAAATAACATTAAACAAGTTACACAAAACTCAAGAATATGGAAATATAATTCCTGGTCAAAGTGGATATATTTTTAATACTGAAAATAATTATTATGAAGATTATAATAAATCATACTATGGCATAACAATGAAAAAAGCAGGATGGGATTGTATGAGACACTATGAAATATTGGCCAACAACTGTATTCCTTATTTTCTTGATTTAGAATTGTGTCCAAAAAGAACATTAACTAATTTACCAAAAGAATTATTAATAGAGGCAAGAAAATTAGCAGATAACTTTGATGAGCAAAAATATTTTGTTATATTGGATGAGTTATTTAATTACACCAAAGAAAATTTAACAACTAAAAAATTAGCTCAATACGTTTTAAATTATGTATGAAAACAATTTAAATGAACCTGAAGTTATCCGAAATATAAATAGTGAAATAAAACGCTATGATATAATTAATTATTTGATTGATAAATATAAATTAGTTAATTATTTAGAAATAGGGGTATTTCAAGGTGAAAATATTAGAAAAATCAAAGCATTCCATAAAGATGGTGTTGATCCAGGAGCAGAAGGTTATGTTATACCAGAGGTAAATTACCCAGTAACATCAGATGAATTTTTTGAACTAATTAAAGGTCATGATGATATTAAATACGATATAATTTTTATAGATGGATTACACCATGCTGATCAAGTAGAAAAAGACATTCAAAATTCATTAAACCATATTGTTGAAGGTGGATTTATTTTACTTCATGATTGTAACCCAGTAAGTTATGAGGCTCAACTAATACCAAGACAAACCATAGCATGGAATGGTGACACTTGGAAAGCATTTGTTAGTTTTAAAATCAACAATCCATCATATCCCTGTTGTGTTATTGATACTGATTTTGGAGTAGGGGTAATTAAAAAGATAAATACACAACCTGTATTTAAATCTAACCATATTCATTGGAATCATCTTAATGAGGATAGACAAAAATTACTAAATTTAATTACTTGGGATGAATTTAAAACAACTTATTAATAAATCAGTTTATGGTACAATAAGTTACATTTCATCGGAAGATGATTTGGATCTATTGGAATCTTATATTCTTTATAATTTACCTGTTTTAAAAGAATTCAAAAGAATAGTAGTTGCTACCAATTATAAAAATTATTTTGATGCAAGTGTTGTTTTAAAAAGTAATGAATTATGGAAAACATATTTTCCTGATTGTGTTCACATTAATAACCACATAAATAGAGGGCATAGTTTTGGTACAGCGGATTTAGATAATTTAATATTTGATTATTGTAAATTAAGCAAAATAGAATGGTTATGTAAATCAGCCAATGATGTAATCCTAGAAGAGTCTATTTTAAATAAGGAAATTGAAGATGCTGATTTTTATTATTTAAATGGTATATCTTACAAGGATTTATATTTAAATGAGTTTGATTATAAAAAAGTACTTGGAAATATATTTTTTCCACAAACTAATTTTTATTTTTTAAATGTACCTAAATGTGATTATTTAAATGATAAAACTTACATTGATGAAACATTTGAACAAATGAAAACTATTCAAAATTACAATGGTAAAATTTGGGAATATATTGAAGGATGGGGTTGTGAATTATTTTTAAAAGAATGTGTGGAAAGAAATAATTTAAAAAAATATTATCTAACAGAAAATTCCCACGATAAACTATGTAATACAATAAAATTAAACAAAATAGGAGACCCGTCACATAAAAATTTAATGATTGAAGGTATCTGCCATTTTCATAATCATGAACAAAATATAACTTTAATAAATTAATTAATTAATAAATTAATAAATATGAAAACAGCATTAGTATTAGGGGGTGGAGGATTTATTGGAGGACACCTTTCAAAAAGATTAAAAGATGAAGGATTTTGGGTAAGAATAGTAGATATTAAAGAAAAACATGAATATTGGGAACATAAAGACATTTGTGATGAATATATTTGTGGGGATTTAAGAGACCCTAATTTAGTATCTAAAATCATGTTTGCTCCAAATCAAACTTCTTTATACGACACAGTAAATTCCTTTGACGAAGTATACCAGTTAGCAGCAGATATGGGAGGAGCTGGGTATATCTTTACAGGGGAAAATGATTCCAACGTAATGCACAATTCAGCATTAATTAATTTAAACGTTGTAAATGAAGCTGTTAAAAATTCAATAAAAAAAATATTTTATAGTTCGTCAGCTTGTATGTATCCTGAACACAACCAATTGAACCCTGAAAACCCAAATTGTGAAGAATCTTCAGCTTACCCAGCTAACCCTGATTCAGAATATGGTTGGGAAAAATTATTTAGTGAACGTTTATTTTTAGCATTCAGTCGTAATTATGGTTTAGATGTTAGGGTAGCTCGTTTTCACAACATTTTTGGACCTATGGGAACTTGGGATGGTGGTAAAGAAAAAGCCCCTGCAGCAATGTGTCGTAAAGCAGCTGAGGTTGGGATGGATGAATATATTGAAGTATGGGGGGATGGTAAACAAACTCGTTCATTTTTATACATTGATGAATGTATCAAAGCTATCTTAAAGTTTATGAGACAAGATGAATTTAAAGGTCCCGTAAATATAGGATCAGAAGAAATGATCACTATCAATCAACTGGCGAAAATGGCCCTTTCTATTGCTGGGAAAAATGAAAGGTCATATATTAAAAACATTATGGGAGAAGAATTTAAAACCAAATATGGATTTAAATGTCCTGTAGGAGTTAGAGGTAGAAACTCAGATAATAAACTTTTTAAAGAAAAAATGGGATGGGAACCAACTAAACCCCTTTATGAAGGTATGAAAAAAACATTTGAATGGATTCACAAACAAGTATACAAATAATATGAAAAAATTTATAATTACAACAACAATTAATGAACCAACACAAGCCACCCTCAAGTTTGGTGATATTGCAGATAAAAAAGATTTTACATTTGTAGTTGTTGGGGATTTAAAGACTCCTCACGGTATGTACGAATTATTAGAAAGACATTATAATAATTTTATTTATCTACATCCTGACACGCAAACAGCGTTATATCCCGAATTATCTGAAATAATAGGATGGAGAACAATTCAAAGAAGAAATATTGGGTTTGTTTATGCTTATGATCAAGGGGCAGATATTATAGCTACTGTTGATGATGATAATATTCCTTATGATAATTGGGGAGATAATTTATTAGTTAATAAAGTTGTTGAAGTTGATTGTTATCAACACAATAAATATAACATTTTTGACCCTATTTCACCAACCACTCATAATGATCTTTGGCATAGAGGTTATCCTATTGAGTATGTACCTGAAAAAAATAATATTGAATATAAAGGTAAAATTACTCGTAAAGTATTAATTCAAGCCGATTTTTGGGATGGAGACCCTGATATTGATGCAATATGTCGATTGAGTAAAAAACCAATAGTTAAATTTGATAAATTTGAACCTTTTTGTTCTAATCAATTAGCACCTTTTAATTCCCAAAATACATTTTTAGCTCGTGAAGTAATCCCTTATTATGCTGTATTACCTCATATTGGCAGAATGGATGATATTTGGGGTGCTTATATTGTACAACATTATTTCCCTAATTCAGTAATATATAATAAAGCAACCGTTTATCAAGATCGTAATGTTCAAGATTTAATTACTAACATGGAAAATGAAATTATTGGGTATAGAAACACTCTTAATTTACTTAATTATTTAGAAAGTTTTGAACTCTTTCTCCCAGAAAAAACTAAACAATTTTGGAACATATATAGAAAACAATTCTCATGAAAATTACAGCAGTTATAATTTCAAGAAATGATAACTATGGAGGTCATTTAAATGAACGAGCAACATACGCTATTAATTCAGCTATTAACACATATGATGAAGTAATATATGTTGATTGGAATTCACCCACCCATAGTTTACTTTGGGATATTAAAGATAATCTTCAATTAAAAGGTAATCTAAAACATTTTGTTATCCCACCATCAGCTGCTTCTCAACTTACCGGGTATAATTCACATGCTCAATTATGTTGTGAGGTATTGGCTCGAAATATTGGTATTCGTAGAGCTGAAGGAGATTATATTGTTTCAACCAATATTGATATCATCCATCCAAAACAAGAAGATGTTGAAAAAATAATTAATAAAAGTGATAACAATACTATGATTACTTTAAGTCGTAGAGAAGTTACTTGGGAAATTATTAAAGAATTTCATGGAGGTGAACTTAAATTTCATGAATGGGATAAGCTTAGAGATTATATTTATGTTAATTCTGAAAAACGTATAGTTGAAGAAAAAACAGTTGATGGAGATGATTACAGTATAATTAATTGTTGTGGGGATTTTCAGATAGCCCCTAAACATGTATGGAATGAAATTAGAGGATTTGAAGAAGAACTTATATATCCTTTATATGCTGATACTAATGTTCAGAAAAAAGCAGTTAAACATGGGTTTGGTTTAAAAGCTATTTTTAATCCTCCTATGTTTCATATAAACCATGGTTCTAAAGGTTGGGGTGGAGGAGGTTATGCTGAGGGTATCAATAAAAAAGCCAACGATATTCACAGAGCAATAACATTCCAAGAAAAAACAACAAATTCAGAAAACTGGGGATTTTCAGATATAGAAATAGAATTTGAGGTAATTTAAACTTGGAAATTCAAAACAGTTTAATTATATTTAATTACAATTATGGTATACGGGTTTTACAGTAAACAAGACGAAACCAAAGAAACTATTGGTAGAACAGTAGATGTTTCTAGGTTGGGGGCAGCAAAATATTTTGCCTCAAGAAAACATTTATCTTTAAAACAATTTTTACAAATATTTGGTGTTAAACAAATTATATGAATCATTTAAATTTAAATAAACGAAAACATCAAATAACAGAAAAAGATATTTTCAAAAACATTGTTGAAACTTTAGATTATTGTGGAAACAGAGAATTAGAATTAGCGGACAATTATGGAATTGATGTTTCATCTTTTATTGAACCATATTTAGCAGTTATCGAGAATTTCATATTATTATTGTATGGGGAAAATAAAACAGAAATAATTATATGGTGGATTTATGCTCGGTTTGATGAAGAAGGTAAATTATTGCCTATTGAATTTGAAGATGAAGATCAAAACACAGAAGATGTATATTTGAAAACAATTGATGAACTTTGGGAATTTTTAAAAAAACTAGATATAAATGAATAAACTTTGTGTGAAATGTAAACAACCAATCCACCCAAAAAGATTAGAAATTTTACCTAATACTACTAGATGTGTGAGTTGTTCTGATGTACAGAAAAAAGGAGTCATTACCGTAATGAAAGGAGAAGGAGATCATACATGGATAGAAACTATTCATCTAGAACATGAACAATATAAAGCATACATGGAAGCTGAAAATAAACTCCACAAAACAAAATCCCACTTAGACAACCCAGAAGAAAACTCAGAAATTCCTTATGGATTTAGGGAAACTAAATTAAAATAATATGCCATTACCAAAACCTTTACCTAAAGAACTAATACTTGCGGCAATGGCTAAAACCAAATCGGTTAGAGCAGGAGCAAGGTATTTAAATGTTTCATATACCCATTTGAAAAAATGGATGAAATTTTATGAAGCAACAGAACCAGGACATGCTAATTTATTTGAGCAACACAAAAACCCTTCAGGTAAAGGTATTAGTAAATTTTTGAGAGATGGACATTCAAAAAAGGATTTTGCTTTAAAAGATTTATTGGAGGGGAGAATAGATCCATCTTCCTTTGATCCAAATAAAATTAAACGGAGATTAATAAGAGAAGGTTACTTAAAAGAAGAGTGTAATAAATGTGGTTTTTGTGAACATAGAGTTTTAGATTATAAATCACCCCTATTGTTGAATTTCAAAAATGGAAACAAACAACATTATACTTTAGGTAATTTAGAACTGTTATGTTATAATTGTTTTTTTCTATATCAAGGAGATTTATTTACCAATAAACAATTGGAAGGTATTGAAGATCATGTTGTTAAAAATCAATCAAAAGTGGATTGGGAAATAGATGATTACACCCAACAACGTTTAAAGGAATTAGGTTTATATGAATCAAAACCTCCTGAAGATGGTTCTGAATATATTTCTCGTCTTTAAATATTTATAATCGTGGGTAAAAAACAAGTTCCTTTATTGAAGAAGGGAAAACATAAAAAACACGATTTAATTGTTAATGATTTTGAAAATCAAAAACGCAAACAACTTGAAAAACTTTCTACCCAAATGTTGGAGAATCAAGAAAAATTCGATAAATTGAGAGAAAAGAACATAAACACAAATTTTTTAAACCTATGGGACTAGAAATAACAGTTAACAATTCTGAGGAATTTCAGGAGTTGGTAGATCGTAGAGACAGCAGAATATCTAAAGCTATTGTTGATGGTATTTTAAAAAATATTAAAACAAGTAAAAAACATATTCACGTGCTTTCTGTAAATTGTATGGAAGAAGGTGAAATCATAGATATTACAGCCAACCGAGATAATTTTATTGACATTTTACAAGAAAATCTACCTGTTTATGAAAGAGAAGAATGGTATGAGGATTGTCAAAGAATTGTTGACTCAATTAAACTTTTGAAAACTACCCCCGTTGTAAAAAAACGGGGTAGGCCCAAAAAGAATTCAAATTAAATTTGGATTTGTCAAGAAATATTATTATATTAGATGTATAACAAATGATTAAACTTGTATTATTATATGAACAAATAATAAAAGAAGTAGGTGATTTAGAAAATATTACTCCTTATGAATGGAATAAAATATCTAAAATCAAATATAATTTCTTAGATAAAGACGGAGATAAAATATATGTTGATTTCCAACTATATGATAAAAATGACCTTGAATCAATAGAATTTAGTTCTAATATCCCAAACCCAACAAAAGTATATAATGTGTCTTATTCTTTACAAGGAAAACAATCCCAATATAAAAAAGATGATTATATTTCCTTAATCAAAATTATTAAAACAGTTTTTGATATATTAAAAGATTTTATTACCAATGAATCTCCCTCAGGAATAACCTTTTTTGCTGGGAATAAAAATGAGGATTTTATTTTATCTAAAACAGATCCTCAAAAAGGAAGACTATATAAAACTATTTTATTGAAAAATTTATCTAAATTTCCTGGTTGGTCATTTACTGATACTAATTTGGGAGATGATTTTAAAGGATTTATATTTTACAAAAAATAAAAAACAAAGTTATGAAAATCAATAAACAACAAATCAAAACAATTGCTATTCGATTCATGAACTCTCTCATTGTAGTAACTACTTTGATTGCTGGGTTTGGTCTAGGTTATTACTTTCAGGAATTAAAAGTAAAACCACAAGCAGTAAATGAAACTATTTTGAACAAAGAAGTTCGAATTGCTGTGGATTCTGAAGATAAACTTATTATCATGGATCGTAAAACAGGTAAATACGTTATTTACAGTGATTCTGTGGGAAAAGCAGTATTTAAAATGTATGCATCTAAAATTGTAAATACAGTTGAATAATGGAAAATAAGTTATACATTGTTATTAAGGAATTACCTGATGCTGATGTGGGTACCGAAGTAAAGTGGAGTGAAAATGAAAATTGTTTCTATTATGATAAAACATTGTGGGTTTCTCCCCACAATAAGAGTTACTTGTCCAAGGGTCAAGTAATGGAAAATCCAGAATATTTCACTCCAGCAGAACAATACCAAGAGTATTATGCTTATAAAAACCCAGTATATAACAGAGAAGAAATACTTAACTTACTAAATACTTGTTTCCCAAACAAAACAATAAGTGGTCAGTTTCATATTTCTGTATCAAAAGAAATTGAACAGTTTAAATCTAAATTGAGGGAATTAGGACTAAAAAATGCAAAAAATATTTTAAAATCAAATGTTCAATAAAATAAAACTTTGGTATATCATACTGGTAATAGGAATATTATCAGTGCTGGTATATGGAAAAATGAGTTTGATGATATATAATACCAACAAACGACTTGATTCTCTTGAACAGAAAATTAATTCTGTAGTATCACTTCAAATGTATGAATCTATTGAAAAATGGAGTGATAGTTTTAAAATCCCAAAATATGTTGCCTACAATATAGCATATAAAGAAACAGGATATAAAGGTCCATTCCATTGGAATTATAATCCTATTCAACATTCTAATGCTGGTGCAAAGGGAGCTATGCAAATTATTCCTAAATATGCTCATTATTTTGCGGGTAAACATGTTACAGAAAATGAATTACTTTACAATGTTGATTTTAATGTTCAAATAAGTATGAAAATGCTTAAATATTGGTTTAATATTCATAAAGATTGGACGTTGGTTGCAGGTGCATACAATTCGGGTAGACCTATTAAAAATGAGTATGCTTTATATGTTGGTTCGGTAAAAAACTATAAAGATAAATGGGTTAAACTTTGATAAAAAGGATCCATATGTATTGATATGGCCGCTAGAAAATCAACAAGTGCAACTATATTACATAAAGTAAAACCAAAAGTAAGAAGACCAGGTGTACATGCAAAAACAAAACATAGTAAATTAAAACAAAGTAAATTATATAAAAAGAAATATCAAGGACAAGGAAGATAACTATGAGTAAAACTTCAAACAAACAAAGAGTAGAAACACTTAACATTTGGCTTAAAGAAATCCAGAAAAAATATAAGCCTAAAAGAAAACAACCTCAATGGTTGAAAGATCTCGAATATGAAGACTGAACAATATGGTGATGTCCTCAATTATTTCTATTCAATTCCTGATGAAATATTATGCAGAATGGTGTTGGCAGATTGGAGTAGTATAGAAACATTATGTATGGCTCTCACATTAGATTTACAAATAATACAAGAAAATTATCATAAACAACAAGCATCTTAAAATTTAATATATTTATAATTATGAAACAATTTGAACTAAGACAAATCATCAGAGAGGAAATCTCTAAAGTGGTAAAAGAAATCAACGTTAAAGACAGCGCAGCTGGTTTTATGCAGGACCTAAAAGTTGGGTGTTGGGCAGTCAGTGGTAAAACATCTGAGGAAATCCATAAGAAATTAAAATTACCTCAAGGTCATATCAAACAATCAACCATTGATAGACTAAAAAAGGAAACTGAGAAAAAATTAGAAAAAGACTCAAAGTACTGCCAATACTATAAGTAATTTTTTTAAATTTTATTTGGCTTTCTGAATTTTCTTTCGTATATTTACAAGGTAAGAAAATAAAGGTTATGCCACTATTAAAAATTACAAAAACTAAAAAAATCCATTTGTTGGGGAATACCATTACCTACAATACTGAGGTAATCAGGTATTCCCCTTCTACTTGTTTTGGAGAAACACCTGAACCAAGTATTATTTCTCAAAAGGTGAGTGTATTTAAATACGATTACATTCATCCTTATATTACACCTCACTTGTTTGTAGATTCAAATGGTGATAAATTTATTATCCCTGGTTGGAAACCAGTTCATCCCAAAACCCAATTTGAAGATATTAATTGGATTAAACCTGAGGTAAAAGATCAACCCCAAGAAAAAAACACTTGGAAATTTGAATCCTCTAGTGATCCAGGTCATTTTTACACAGTAAGACAATCAGGTTTAAAACTTAGTTGTAACTGTAGTGGGTTTTACCGAGCTAAAGATCGCAATAAAGGTTGCAAGCACTGTCAAGAAGTAAGAAAACAGTTAGGAATATAATTACAAATAAACAAATGAGAACTAAAAACCCACAATCAGGTAAAATTGAAATCGACCTTACTGGTCCACAAGGTAATGCTTTCTTTTTATTAGGTGTTGCTAAAGATCTAAGTCACAAAATGGGTCTAAATTGGGACCCTATTTACACAGAACTAACAAGTGGTGATTATGAAAATTTATTAGAGGTTATGGAAAAATATTTTGGTGATTTTATTATTATGTACGAATAATTTGGAAATCTGAATTTTCTTTCGTATATTTACATTGTTGTGAAAAATAAAGATAAAATAGATGGTTTAAATAAACGTCATGTTGCTCAAATAATTAGGCGTAACATGGTACAAAAAGTTAAACCTTCTAAAAAAATCTACAAAAGAAACAACAATAAATTGGACTCTTAGCTCAGTAGGTTAGAGCAACTGACTCATAATCAGTAGGTCGTAGGTTCAATCCCTACAGGGTCCACAAAATGAAAAGTTATAATCAATGGTATTGGAAACTTTATCGATGGGTTAAATGGGAAGCCAAATACACCCCTCATAAGTTTATTACAGGTTGTAAAAACGTATGGAAATGGTTTCCTATTGTTTGGAAAGATAGAGATTATGACCATAGTTTTATTTTGGATGTATTAGAATTCAAAATAAAAAACACTGCCAACTATATTGAAAAAAAACAAACATTTGAAGGATGGGAAGATGAGGTTCGGTATATGAGAATTTGTGAACAGTTAATTGAAAAAATTAAAACCGACTATTATCAACAAGAAATATTGGCCTATACTATAGATGATTTAGAATTTAAGCCAATAAATAATAACTTACATGAGGTAAATATTATCAATATTGATGATAATACGGCCCAATATATTTCAAAATACCCAAATACTAAAAAAGCAGTACTAAAAAACCCAAGATATCGAGGTTATGTTAGGTCTCCTAAAGGTTTGGGTATGGCTATGGGTATTGAAAGACACTTAAAAGCAAGAAAATTATTGTTTAAAATTTTGGAACAAAAATTGGAGGGATGGTGGAATTAAGAACCCATTCAGAAAAGAGTCATTTGGAATTTCAAAATTTTGTTCGTATATTTACAATGTAATAACAAAAATAAAACAGTTATGAAAAAAACAATTTGGAAATTTAGTACACTACCTAACAATAAGTTTGAAACAGAATTTATACTTACTATGCCTAAGGGGGCTGAAATATTGACTGTTCAAACAGATCAAAAAAATAATATCCCTTGTATTTGGGCATTAGTAAATCCTGAAGAAGAAAGTGAAAAACGTTACTTTGAGTTGTTTGGAACTGGTCATGATGTTCATTATGATATGGGTGTTGATAGGAAATACATCGGTACTTATCAATATCAAAAAGGTGAATTTGTAGGACATATTTTTGAAAGAATTAACTAATAAAACAAAACAGTTATGAATAATAAAATTTATAAAATTAAGCACCTACCAACAGGAAAGTTTGTTAAAATAAAACTTGAAATTGAAGGTGTTAATGTTTGGGAAAAAAAAGGAGGAATACAAGAAGGTTTTAATGGTGGGGCAGGTAAACTTTTAGTTGATTCCCATGAAGGATGGAAAACACCTCCAAATCCAACCAACAAAGATTTTGCACGTATAGATTGTAAGGTGGTTTGTTATGATATTATTTTGGTTGAAGATAAAAATTACGAATAAACAGTTATGAAAAAAACAAATATAGTTACCCCAATGTGGGAAAAATGTAAACAAGTACTCCAATCAGGTGATATTGTAAAAGCCGATGAATTACTTATGCAACTCATTTTCAAACTTGCAGACTATACATCCAATGGTTACAAAGATGACGATAAAATTGAAGGTGTAAAATTGGAAGTATGGAAAGAGCGTGCCTGGTACACAATTGAAAACGCAGGATTGTTAGATTATGACCCAAACTGAAAAAGAAATTATTTATAACAAACTAATGGAAATATTATTTGTGGCTGAATCCAAGAATAATACTTCTGTTCAAGCTTTGTTGGAGGATCTAATTGAATTTATTAAATTCATCAAAACAACCAATGCCTAAAGAAAAAACAGGTCAAATAGAAAAACTCAAATACTATTTCAATACTGTTCCTGAATCTCAGGTTCAGTTATCAAATGGAAAATGGTATCGAGTAACTTGTAGGGAATTTAGAAGTTACAATGGTCCTAGGAGATTTGTTCATTATGTAGATGGGCAACAAATTTATGAACCTTATGAATGCCCTTTGTATTATTGGAATACCAATGTTATTTGTAAAGAACCTATAGGACCTGGTATTCAATATATCCATGATAGACCTCGTAAAGCACTTATTAGACCAAATGAAAGACATTTACTCAAATATGCAAATTCCTAATTATTATCATCGACTAAAAGACAGTGAATTATTGATTTTTAAATCTCACAAAGGTTATTTTGAAATCTTTAGTAAACATGAATCTTCTCAAGAAACAAAAATTGCTGAAATGAGAAATGGCAAATGGGTATTTGAAGATTTTTATCAACAAAAATTATTTTTTAATTTATTTCAAAGCAATAGGTATGGGTTTGAAAAAGCCATAAAATGTTTTAATAAATATATTCAACCCAAAAAATCAATATTTAATTGTTTTAAACGTAAAACCAAAATTAAATTCAAAAAATTTAAAAAACATATTATATGAAAAAATACCCAAAATATCCCATAGAAATAGTATTCCCCTTTGTATTATCTATTTGTTTAGTTATCTTATTTATCAACTCAGTTTCCCCTACTATTAAAAATAAATATGATAGTTATAATATTAAAGATACTACAACAATTCAACCCACAGAAACAGATGTATCGGGGAAAAAAACCTTATTTATAGGAGATTCTCATTCAGTTTATGATGGGGGTTGGCAACACCAACTTTGTTCAAAAACTAGAATGCAATATAAAAATACAGCCATTGGAGGAAAACGAACAGATTGGATGTTACAACAATTGTTAAAAAATGTAGACACCAGTTATGATTATTGTTTTATTTGGGGAGGTGCAAACGATGCTGCTTCTTATTACCCAATTGATAGTACTATTTCCAATATCCAAAAAATGGTAAACATCTGTAATAATTTCAATATTAAACCCATTGTATTGACTGGATTTGACCCTCAATCTTGTATTGATGTGTCTGCTCATAACAACAATTGGGATTTTTATGTAAATAAATATATTATTTTACAACAACAAATTCAAACACAAGTAAAATATAGTACTATTGTAAAAAATCATTTTATTTCAAGACAAGATGGAGACTGTGATGATTTTATTTGTCACATGTCGGCCTCTGGACATAGGAAAATGGCCAATGGAATTATAAATACACTTAAATTTAAAACATACTAATGACTACTTTAAACACCCAATACAAAATCTATATCCAAAACAATCCTGAATGTGATTGGAGTTTTGAACAGTGGATTGAATATCATTTTGATTTTTTGAAAGAATTTACAGAATGGGATTCTACCTTAAATGATGGGTTCGAAGAGGAAGAATAATTATGGAAATTAGAAAGGTTACTTACAAAGAGGTAGAAACAGCATTCCAAGAAATCAAACCTGATTTGTTGGATTTGGCTGCTACTTACTTTGGTTGTTTGGTAAATAATCAATTGGTAGGAATAGTTTCATATGTTGAACATCCTGCGGTAATATATTTATGTCATGCTTTTGTTTTAGAGGAATTTAGAAATAAAGGTATTTATAAAATGTTGTGGGACTATAGATCAGCTACTCTAAAATCTACAGAAAAAACAGTTTATGCTCATTGTAACGTAAATAGTTTAAAACACTTTATCAACAATGGATATATTATAGAAAAAGCATTGTTTAAAGTATTAATGGAAAATTAAATTTTATCTTCAGGAAAGAGTCATATCAAAAATTTGGCCCTCGCAAATCCCTTTCGTATATTTACGTTGTAATAAGAAAAACAAAACAGTTATGAAACAAGTAGAAATCCAAAATATCCTAGACCTTCACTCCCTTTGGCTCAAAGGTGATCCTACAGGTAAACGTGCTGACCTTAAATTTGCTAACCTTGTAGGTGCTGACCTTGAAGGTGCTTACCTTGTAGGTGCTGACCTTGAAGGTGCTTACCTTGTAGGTGCTGACCTTGAAAATGCTTACCTTGCAGGTGCTGACCTTAAAGGTGCTGACCTTAAAGGTGTAAAAGGTTTGAGTATTTAAAAAGAGATTTGGAAATCCAAATCTTCTTTCGTATATTGATGGGGTAAGAAAAACAGGTTATGGACAACAAAACAGAAAAAAGAGGTAGACCCGCAATCAACACTGAGCCTATGCCAGAAAAGTTTGAACGGGTGTTTTTCCAATATGAACATGAAAAGGTAAGGGATCAAGGTAATAAAACAACATATTTTTATGATGTGAATAAAACCAAAAATGGTCCTTACAAAACAGAAACAGTTTACCCTAAAGACTTCCAACTTGATGAGGACTTTAAAATTGTTAAAAACCGTCCTTACAATGGTGAATCTGTATCAGTGGTATACAAAACCAAAAAACAACAAATTCAAATCAAAACATATGTTAGTAAAAGTATTGACGAAATACTGACATACCCAGAAAGTCTTTGTGAAATACCAAAAGATGCAGAATGGCTTGATGTTGGGGTAGGAGAATTGGTAAGACAGGAATTTATTAAAAAATATAATATAAAACCATGAATCAATCAATAAAATATTCAAATAGGTATAATAGTGTTTATACTTTGACTAAAACCCAAGGTGGAAATATTTTGTGGGAGGGGGATTTTGAGTGGTGTAGGTATGGTAATCCTAATGTTTATGATGATGCTTACAATCAATATATTGAAGATGGGGGTAAATTAAATTTTGAAGATTTCAAAACAGAGGCTCATGCTGTTGTTACAGATGTTGAAGGAAATTACATCTCAATGAGTGAAACTTCACAAAAATATGCTAAGTTAATCTACTCAGATAAAACCAAAATTGATATGGTTGACGCCAGTGGTGGTCCATACTTATATAGTGGTTATGATATGGGTATGTTTGATGAATCATTTAAAGGAATGATAATTGAAAATTTTATCCCATGTACCAGTGATGCAAACAGTCTTCCATCATATCTGATTATAATAAAAAAATGAGTAAAATAAATCAACCAAAAATCCCAATTCATCTAACTGATGAACCAGTAGTACATAAATGGAAATTGGTTCGGGAAAGTGATGGAATGGTTAAAATGTCTGAGGCTGTAACTTGGATAGAATGGGATGAAAAAGGATGGTTTAAACAACAGTATCCATTTCCAGCTGTGGGTTTATCATTACTTATGTCTCCTTTTAATCAATTTTTTACTTGGCAAACAACCCCTATTGTTGAAATACTTGAAATAGGAAACAATTTATCATATCTTAAATTTAAAACAAAAAATAATATTTATCAATTAACACAATTATGATTATAGGAAAACCATTCCCAACATATTATTTACTTAAAAAAGTAAATATGTCAAACCCCCAACAAATGATAGATATTTACCATGAGGCAATTAGTTATAATTCAAAAATATTGTTGTTTTGGTATCCTAAAGATTTCTCAACAGTATGCCCCACTGAATTGTTTGCTTTGCAAGAACATCTATCTAGGTTTGATGAATTAAACACTAAAGTATTTGCAATTAGTTGTGATACAATTGAGGTTCATAATGCATGGCTGAAAACACCCAAAAATAAAGGTGGAATCGAAGGTATTACCTTCCCAATACTATCAGATAGTACAAGACAATTATCTAAGGTTTTAGGTATTTTAGATTATGATACTTCTGATAGTGAATGTATAGGAGATAATGTACCAAATAGAGTAACTTATTTGTTGGATGAAAATGGAATTGTGTTTTATGAATCTGTAAATCATATGTCTATAGGAAGAAATATTTTCGAATATATTAGATTAATTGAGGCCTATAATCAAATTCAAAAAACACAAGGAATGTGTCCAGCCAATTGGAAAAAAGGAGATAAAACAATTTAAATTATGATGACCAAACAAGAATTTGAACAAAAAAGAAAACAATGGGTTAAAGACTGGGCAGTAAAATATAGGCCTTTGGATTTAGATTTTGAAGCATATATGTTGATGCAAGGTATAACCAAAGAACAATATCATTACCTAAATAATCAACCAGAACATGTTAATGTAGAATTTGAATGGTTGGAGGAAAATATTGAACATATGAAAAACATAATTAATACTAATATATCAGGTAAAGAATATTTTCAAGGTAAATTAGACATTTTAGAGGAAATTAAACAAACATTCATAAAATAAAACTATGGGATTTTTTTCAAACATTATTTCGGGAGCGGTAAAAACAGTACTAACTCCAGTAGCAGTAATCAAAGATGCGGTAGATATAGTAAGTGGTGAAGAACCAACAACCACCAAAAACCTAATCCAATCTGTTGTAGAAGATGTATCTGATGCTGGTGAAGATCTATTTGATGGAGATTTCTAAAATCTAGAAAGAGATTTGGTTCTCGCAAATCCCTTTCGTATATTTACAGGGTAATAAGAAATAAGTTATGCAAAACTTCAAACTCTATCAGGTAGGCGGATCAGTTCGAGATGAACTATTAGGTATCAAATCAAAAGATATTGACTATACAGCAGTACCTTGTGATGAACTCCTCACAGAAATTACTAACCCATATCAAATGTTTGATGTGTTGGTATCTGAACTTGAACTTCGAGGATTTGAAATTTTCCTTAGAACCCCTTCCTGTTTTACAATCAGGGCTAAGTTCCCTTTCACTCATGAAAACAAGGGTTTGGTTGCTGATTTTGTAATGGCTAGGAAAGAAGAGGGTTATATCCAAAATAGCCGCCAACCTATTGTAGTACCAGGTACTCTTTATGATGATTTGTCTCGAAGGGACTTTACATTGAATGCCTTGGCAAAGGATCAGGACGGTTCCATTATTGATTATTTTGATGGAATGTGGGCATTGGAAGCAAAAATGCTTATAACACCTCTAGATTCTCGGATCACCATGTTGGATGATCCATTGAGACTAATAAGGGCTTTCAGGTTTTCAATTACAAAAGAATTTACTATCTCTCCTAGAATTTGGGAAACGTGTTTGATGGATAGTGTTATTAATAAACTTGAAACGGTTGTTTCACAGGAAAGAATTCGGGAAGAAGTATTCAAAATGATGAAACATGATACAGTTAAAACCCTACGCTTGATGTCCGAAATTGATCGTATCAACCCAAGAATTGTTGAAACCATGTTTGGGAAAGATATGTGGCTTAAACCAACAACAGAACTATGAATAACGAAAAATACAATCAGATTATTGATGATGCGTATGAAAATTATACTCAAACCAAGATTATTAAAAATGATAGTGATAAAAAATCAAAACAAATATTATGACACAGGAAGAATTTTACCGCAAAACAGATGAATGTATTGCTCGTTTCAAAAATGGGAAAGAACGATACAAAAATTCAGCAACCTTTAACAGAGTTATTCAAATGCTTGTTAGAGATGTTGACCCATATGAAATCATTGACAATTTATGCCAAATATCAGATGACCAAATAAAAGCATTTGAGCAATATATTTACCGTGATACCCGTCTGAGATGAAAAATGGTACTTGGTTGTCAAAACATTATTGCTTATGAGTAACAAAAAATACAATCAGATTATGATGGAAGCGTATCGACAATATTCTGAGAAGTCTGCTAGAAAATTGTTTAAGTCTAACACATACCAAGAATTCATCGACAAATGTAAAACCGATTCTAAGTTCTCTGAAAAGTGGGGATTGAAGATTGAGGAAAGAGAGTTGAGCGATGATGAGTTAAATATATTCAATCTATTCAAACAAAACCCAACCAAACTAATCACAATAACATACAACAACGAAACAATAGAAATTTATGAATAACTTAAACCCAAAAGAAATTAAATACGGTTTAATTGTAATTGACCCAACACAAGAGGGTGATATGATGGATATACTTCACTTTGTTGGATATTGGAATAAACCAACAAAGAAAGATGCCGAATCATTAAGAGAGGAATTAATGGTGGATGAAGAATTTGGATTAACAGAAATTGCTCACCGACTTGATATTTTACCTTGTCCTGATTATCTTTTGAAAGAGTTTTTGGATGATATTATTAAAAACTATGAATAACGAAAAATACAATCAGATTGTTGGTGATGCTTATAAGAATTATTTAATTGAAGATGCTAAAATCTTACCTAATATGTCAAAGGAAAAAATGACTGAATTGGGATATAGATTAACGCAAGAAGAGTTCATCAATAAATGTAAAACAGACCCTGAGTTCTCTGAAAAGTGGGGATTAAAGATTGAGGAAAAAGAGTTGAGTGATGATGAAAGAAATGAAATTAGAGATATGCAATACTTTAAGAATAACTTACATCAAGCACTAAAAGGAAGTGATACTAAAATTGATTGGGAAAATATCCCAACCAAACTAATCACAATAATATATAACAACGAAACAATAGAAAGTTATGAGTAAAAGAATTTATAAAGAATGGGAAGACATTTACCCATTAACTTTAATTACCATGAGATATGGTGGTAAGTATGTTGTATTTAATGCTGAAGAAGATGCTGGATTTGTTCAAGAGGTAAATACTGAAGAAGTTAGTTATCAATTAGAGGAATGGTTAAAAGAAAATGTTGACCCTTGCCTGTATGGCGTAGGTGATACAATTATGGGGGCGATGAACAATTTATTAGAATCAATGAACAAACAATAGAAAGTTATGAGTAACTGCAAATATAGAATCAAAATTAAAGAATTAAATAACGGTGAAAAACTCTACATACCGCAAAGGTTAGTTAAGAAATGTATAGGAGGTTGGTTTAAGAAAAATGCGAATATTTGGAAAGACATTAATATAACTTCTTTAATGATTTGGGGAACACAGGAACAACAATTAAAATATGTAGGACCATTTGGTACCTCAGATTACAAGTGTTGGTGTGAACAAGATGCTCTCGAAGTTATTGAAACACATAAGGATCTGTTAGAACAAGCCCACCAATATAAAACCAAATCAATAACATATAAAGAGATTGAATAATGAAATACAGAACAAAAATAATATCAGCATTTCCAGGTACAGGAAAAACAACCTATCATCAAAAACATCAAGAAACCACATTGGATAGTGATTCATCAAATTTTAGTTGGGTTATTGATAATGAAGGAAATAAAATTAGAAACCCTGAGTTTCCTAAAAATTATATAAACCACATTAAAGAAAATATTGGTAAGTACGAATTTATATTTGTTTCATCACATAAAGAGGTTCGTGATGCTCTTTTAAATGAATGTATATTCTTTTATTTGGTCTACCCTAATAGTAGAAGAAAAGATGAATTTATTGAAAGATATAGAAATAGGGGTAATGATGAAAAATTTATTGAATTGGTATCCAACAATTGGGACAATTGGATGAGAGAAATTTGGTTTCTTCCTGATGGTTGCAAACACATTAATATGGTTTTGGATAATTTGGAAAATGAATTAATACACTTAAAAGCCGTTGAACATGGTGAAGTGCTTGGATAAAGAAGAAATTCAACATTGGATTGATAGATGGTCAAAATTTAAAGGACCACAGGCAAAAGCTGTAATAACTATTTGGAAAAGATTAATATGAACAAAATTAATAATATAGAAATAGAACCTGTACCTGAAATTGAAGCTAATACAACAAGAGTTTGTGAAATTAGGTTTGATTGTTTAGTTACAATGCACGACGTAGGTTTTAGGAGAACTAAAGATATTTGGGGACAAGAAAAACAATCAAAAACACCTCAATGGTTTAGAGCCAATCACATAATCACATTGGAAGGGGTAAAACATTCCGACCCATATGAATTAGGTATGAGAATTAAACAAATGTTTTATCAATTGGAAGATACAATTAAACAATATGAACAAACTCGATAAACAGTACGAATGGATTAGTTGGGAAACATCTACTCACTACTGTATCTGTGAATGGGAAGGGATTGCTACTAAAATTAAAATTAAATGGGTGAAAAAATGAACAAACTCGATAATATATCACCCATACCACCAAACAAATTAAAATCAGGTATTATATATGCTCCGTATGTAACAAAAACAGTTGCAACAAAGATTAATAACACAACTGTTTGGCATAGCAATAAATTTATTAACCTTTGGTTAAAAATAAAATTCTTTTTTTGGAAACCAAAAGACTTAAAACGATTCGAAAAGTACTCTAATAAACCAATAAATTCAAAATACTACACAGAAATTAAAATAAACAGTGATGAATAAATTAGACTTAGACTACCAGAACCTTCTAAAAGATATTTTAGAGAATGGTACAAAAAAAGAAACAAGAAATGGTGGTACAATATCGGTATTCGGTAGACAAATAAGACATAAAATGAGTGATGGTTTTCCATTACTCACAACCAAGAAAATGCATTGGAAGTCAATTGTAACTGAGTTACTTTGGTTTTTAAGAGGTGATACTAATATCAAGTATTTGGTTGAAAATGGTGTACATATTTGGGATGGTGATTCTTATAAGAATTATTGTAATGCCTACCCTGATGTTGAAAAAACATTTCAATATGAAAGTAGTAATATTGAAGTGAGAAGAATGACTCAAGAAGAATTTATTGAACAGATAAAAACAGATGATGAGTTTGCTAAGAAGTGGGGTGAGTTGGGGGAAATATATGGTGCAGGATGGAGGAGATGGAAAACATACAAACCAATAATGATAGAAAAAAAAATTAAGAAAGAATCAGTACTTAATATCAGTTTTCCTTTATTGGAAATAGAAAAAGATGAAAAAGATAATTTTATAGGAAAGAAATTTTACAGTAATAAAAGCCAAGAAGAATATGTTGTTATACAAAAAGTAGAAGGAGGAAATAATTCTAAGTATTTAGTTCAATTTTTATCTAATGGTTATATTAAAATTGCTTCTCGTCCTAACATTAAAAGGGGACAGGTAGTTAATCAATATAAACCTTATATTGAAAATGTAGCTTTTTTAGGAAACCCAAATAAAAATATTAATTATTATAAACAAGCTTATGATTTATGGTATAACATGATAACCAGGTGTTATAGACATTCAAACCCTTTTTATAAATTTTATGGAGAAAAAGGTATATTTGTTGATAGTAGATGGCTATGTTTTGAATATTTTTTAGAAGACATAAAAACTATAACTAATTTTAATAAATGGGTATTAAATCCGAAAGAATTTGATTTAGATAAAGATTATTATGGTTCTAATTGTTATTCTAAAGATACTTGTTATTTTCTTCCTAAATATGAAAATGTAACTCTTAAACATTATAAACCATTCATAGCTAAAAATATAAATACTGGGGAAGAAGTAATTGAAATATGTCAAAAACATTTTGCTATTAAATATAATTTAAAACCAACGTATATATCCTATAGACTCAATTCTAATTCAACCAAACCATATAATGGTTGGGTTTTTAATTGGTTAAATTATGATGAATCTAAATATGTTTGGAGATATCAACTTTATGTAGACCAAATATCAATCCTAATCCGTGACCTTAAAACAAATCCAGACTCAAGACGACTAATGGTTAATGCTTGGAATGTAGGTGAACTGGATGGAATGGTTCTTCCACCTTGTCACTACGGATTTCAAGTTTATACAAGAGAGTTGAGTGTTAAAGAAAGACTATTCTTTGTCAATAAAAGCGATGAAGAATATGAAAAAGCCTTATCAAATAAAGAACAATATGAAGGTATTGGTTTAGATTTTGAGCTGGCTCTAACGAGTAGAATGAATGAATTAAATATCCCAACCAGAGCAATCTCATTAATGTGGAATCAACGTTCAGTAGATACTGGTTTAGGTCTCCCATTCAACATAGCATCTTACGGACTATTACTTGAAATTATTGCCAAAGAAGTAAATATGATTCCTGATGAACTGATAGGTAATTTAGGAGATACACACCTTTATTTAAACCATGTTGAACCAATCAAAGAACAATTAACAAGAGAACCGTTTGAGTTACCTAAATTAAATATTAATGAAAATAACCAAATGAGAGTTGGTGGGGGGATATTCACTTATATCAATACTGACTTTACTTTAGAAAACTACCAATCACATCCAACAATTAAATTACCATTATCCAACTAAACGTTCATTTGTAACAAACTTAAAAGTTTATTTGTGACAAACTTAAAAGTTTATTTGGAAATCCAATCCCTTTTTCGTATATTTACCATGTGAAAAAAATAATTTGGTTGTGTTTGTTGATACCCAACACAATAGTGGGTCAACACCTATGGATAAACAAAACTATAACTCCCATAGGAAATAAAGGATTTTTTGATGTTCCTCAATCCTCATATGGAATTGGTCTATGGTTTAACACTAATTCAAAATTAAAAGTTGGAATAAATCACAATTTCAATTATATTTTTGAAACCAAAGGTTTTAAAAAACAGTGTGCACCTACATCAACCCCCTATTTTGGAGATAGATTTACTCCCCACACATCATACTATGATGAAGTAAATATTAGTAGCACTAATATAGGTGCAAGTTATGAATTTTTACCTAAATTTAGTGCTTATTTTATGACAGGACTGTTGGTTAAAACCACAAACCAATCAAATTATTTGCTTATAGAAAAGTTATCTTATGGCACCAATGAATCCCCGTATTATTGGATATTGTCAAATAACAACGTTTATAAACACGTATACAACAACTATATTTTTGGATTATCATATTGTAAAAATATAATTTCAACCGGGTTAAATGTTGAACTAAATACAATACAAAAACCTATTGTTAGATTTACTTTGGGAATAAATTTAAACAAATAATTCCCTCAGATAAAAATTCATTTTTATTTCAGAAAAACGTCATATCAAAAGTTTGGCCTTCACAAAATCATTTCGTATATTTACAATGTAATAAGAAATAAAAGTTATGAACACACCAGTAAGTTATCCGTTAGCAAGGTTGTTGAAAGAGAAAGACTTTCCTCAACCAAAAACAGTTGAAGAGGCTAAGAAATTAGGACTACTTTTCAACTGGTATAATGAAGACGGTGTATATAATGCTAACTATAAGCTATCTACAACAATACAAGCACCAACCATTTCAGAGACAGTAATGTGGTTGTATGAGAAGCATGGTATTTGGATTAGCGTTACTAAAGATGTAGATGTTAAGTGGTCAAATGATTATTTTAATTACCATATATTAAGCCCAAAGGGAACTACTCAAAGCGACATCGGAGGAACTATTCCAAACTCACCAACAGAAGCATACGAAGCTGCAATCACTTACGTTTTAGAAAATCTGATATGAAAGAACAAATTACTTGGAAAGAATATTTTCCAAAAACTAAAAATACCCATTTGGTAACTATGAAACCTTGCCCTTCTTGTGGTGTTCATTATACCCCTCAACCTAAAAGTGAAAAAGTTGCTGAAAAATATTCACTTTATCAGTTTGAATGTGATGGTTGTGAAGCATATAGAGACCATTTAAACTAACAAATATGAAACCACAAAAACAAACAGTTTTTTTACCTGTAAATGTAAAAGATGAATTGCCAGAAGAAACTGGATTCTACAAAACAGAAGAAGAAGGAACATCTTTTTTTCAACGTGGAGATAGTACTTGGTGGAATAATGATACTCATTTTATAAAACGTTTTCCTGAACACTGGCTTAAACCACAAGAAGGATATTTCTTCACACATGAAGAACTTAATGAATACACTCAAAATGTAATCAAACAAGCTCTTGAAAATGCTGCTGAGAATACCGAAACTTTATTATGGCAAAATAATGAAGATTTAGAAATAGTAAGTAATAGAGTTGCTTATATTGTGGAAGATTTAAAGATTAAACAAGCAATAACAAACACATTTGAAGAAACATTTAATAAACATAAAGTATGACAACAGGGCAACTTATTTTTATTCTTATTCTGGGATTATCACCAATTTTAAGTTTTGCTGGTATTATGTTCTCTGAAGAAAATAATGTGAAAACAGCTTGGGGATTTGTAATGCTTTTTATTACATTTTTATTGATTCTAATAGTCTTTTTACTGATTAGTGAAAATGATAAACTAATTAAACAAGTTAAAGGTAAATGCCCAGAATATGAAAAAATCGAAGTTTATAAACTAAAAGAAACAAAATGAACACCCCAATAAGTTACTCGATAGCAAAGTTGCTGAAAGAAAAAGGATTTAATAAGTATTGTATGTTAAAATACTTTTTAAAGAAACCAAGTGGTTATGGAATTAACTGGAAACCAAATGAAGCCTATAATATAAGTGGTTATGATGGTGTACTACTAGATCGCAAATATATAGACCAAGACGTATTCATTTATGCACCAACCCCTGCAGATGTAGTAATGTGGTTGTATGAGAAACATAGTATTTGGATTGAAGTACTTAGATGGACTAATCAACCTGTTGATGATGAGATTTGGGAGGAATGTTTTCAAGCATTTACTAATGGTGATGCTATGGATGTAGCCATATTTAAAGCACCAACAGAAGCTTATGAAGCTGCTATTGAATACGTTTTAACGAAATTGATATGAAGACACCAGTAAATTTTGAATTAGCTAAGTTTCTAAAAGAAAAAGGGTTTGATGTACCAACACAACTTGGATATGATGAAAAGGGAGGATACTATTGTGATGAAAATTGGAAAATAAATTACAACACAAAACCTTACTCAGACTTAGTTTGTTCAGCACCAACCATCGCAGAAGTAGTAATGTGGTTATTTGAGACTCACAACATTTGGATTTATTTGACAAGGGACTCTGTTACAAATACGTTTGGACCTGTTATTAATACAGAAACAAAATCCATTTACTTTAATAACCAATCTACTGTTTCAAGAATTACAGGACAAAAATATGATCCTTGGGGTAATAAACCAGAAAATGCTTACCAAGTGGCAATCGAATATGTTTTAACCGAAATGATATAACAAATATGAATATAGAAAATTTAACAAGCCAAGAAGTAGAACAACTACAAATGTTGCTTAACAAACTTAATCCACAACCTGTGATAGATGCTTCACCAGACTACATTGATGAAATGATTGTTGAGATCCTGGATGAATTTGACTTTAATACAGTAGAATCAACAATGAACCGTTTGGGTTGGAAATGGTGGGGTGAAAATGTTACTATCAATATGTTGAAACATGAGGCTCGCCGTTTACTTAGAGGTGCTGCTAAAGATCGATTAGGTATACATAAAGATGAACATTGGGAAATACCAATGACCCATAATACAGGGGGTTTACATGCTCAGGCTTTCTGTAATAAGGATAAAACCAAAATCATAGCATTGAATTTAAAATTTGTTTTAACTGAGTGGGACTCTGAAATAGAGGATTAATATGAATATAAAAAAATCAGATATTGCATTACTCATCAATGGTTTTGCAGTAGGGTGGTTATTTACTTCAACACCAATGAATGTAGAACATTGGATATTTTGGGGGATAGCAGGAATTACTGTAACTTGGTACGGTAATATTAATAAAAAATAATATGACACCAAGACAAATTGCTAAAGACTTGAAAGAGTCAATGCCTATTGAAGATAAAAAGCTAAAAACACACTGTGCATGGGTAGCAGCTAGAGCAGTTTTTGAAGCACTTGCTGACCACGAGTATTATATCAAAAAAGATTATGAGAAAGCCTACCGTGTTATGGTCATTTTGGAAAAAGAAACAAGAAAACTATATGAATCCTAAAGAAAAAGCAATAAAATTATTAGATAAATATATCCAAGCAAATGGTAACTCCTTTTTTGCCAAGCAATGTGCATTAATAGCAGTTGATGAGTTAATAAAAAACACTATTAACACCAAAACAGATTATGGGGCAAGTTGGACATATTGGCAACAAGTAAAACAAGAGATAGAAAACCTATTATGGAATCCGATTTAAACGAAATAATGTATCTTGTTCATTTTGGTGGTTTAATTGGTTTAAATGATGAGGATTGTGCTTTACTTATAAGAAAAATAACACTCAAGTACTTTGATTCCAATAGTTCAATAGATGAAACCAAACAAATTTTAAATCAAATAAAAAATAAAACAATATGATACTAAATCACAATTCAATTTCTTCAAGGCTCTACCGTTGGTTCTATGAAACCAACATTATGCCAAACAACCTGTGTCCTTATTTTTGGAAATTGGCAATTGCATACACCTTTGCATTACCACTTCTAATTCTGACGTTACCTCATACAATCCTAAATAATGGAAGACACTC